TTATCCTAAAGCAATTGCAAGGGCAGTTGCATCATCTTCTGGATCGAAGTCCAATTTAACTCTCGTTATTGAACCATCACTAACAGTATTTAGTGTGTTAACCCCATTTAGTTGTATAACCTGAATGTTATTTGTTCCAGCAGCAGGCGCTCCTGTAAATGTCAGTACATCACCAGTAACAGTGTACGAATAAGAAGCACCATATCTCTGATAGACATTATCTACAAACACTGCATAGTTAGCAGCATTGTTTGCGGCTGGTGTTCTTGTTAATGTAAATGCAACGGTAGAACCATCTCCGTTGAATTCGTCAATATAAGTTTCAGAAGTAGCAGCAGTCGCAGTGAGAAGTTCGTTACCTAAGTAAACAATCGAAACTCGTGCAGACGCATCTGGTGCTTCTGAGAAAGTAATCTGTGCTTGTCCAGATGTAATAGAAGTAGAGTATGAGTATTCTGGCTCCTGAACAACACCATCCAACACCACCAACAACGAAGTCGGTACTGCCATGTGATCAAGGTTAAAGGATACAGTTGAACCGTCACCAGTAATAACCTGTCTGTCAAATACACCGTAGGACGGATTTGCTCCAATATATGCCATTATTCTTTATCCTTAATTATCATACTCTTATTTATGTTGTAGGATAGACTAACCATCCAAAGAAATTTCCATGATCCGCTGCCATTGAACCACTACCAGAAGTATCAGAGTGGTTCAAATGAAGAGACAGATTGTCTGTGGTGCCGTTCATATACACTAGTGCTGAAGCGTGTGCCACTGCTTCGTTTGCATATGCATTGCCTTCATTTATCTCAGTTGTAATAACATTTATAGTTCCATTTTTATAAATTCTAGTAAATAAAGTTGACAATTGTGAAGATCCACAGTCAATATGAGTTTGGCCCTCAATATGATACCACCCTTCCACATTCGGAGTCCATTCGCCAGTTGATGTATTAAAACAAGTATCTTGGTTTATGAGTGCAGTATAATCTTGACTAACATTAACCCATGTTGAAACAGTTGGACTTATACTCCCAGCATTATATGTGTAAAAACATGGTTTATTAAAATCTGTATTTGTGTTAGTTAGTGCTGTTCCATCAACTGCTGGAAGTTTGCCATTAGAATCCAATTGAACAACTTGATTTGCACCAGTTCCTACATCCAATGTAGATGATGTTCCTAGTCCCAGATTTGTTCTTGTTGTAGCAGCGTTTCCACTAATTGTTAATGCCATGATTTTCTCCTACGCAATCCTGTATCCCCAGAAGTTATTTTGATTTGGAATTGCTGGTCTAGTCGATGAACCACCACTATATGCAAAATAGACATACATTTCAATAAAATCTGTCGTTCCATTAAAATACATAATGCCTTGGGCGGTTGCTGTGTGTTCATTTGCGTTTGCTGAACCTTCATTTTGTTCAGATGAGAACCATGCATTAGCAGAACCATTTTTGTTAATAGTAGTATAAATCGCACCCAAAGTTCCAGAACCAGCATCAATATGTCCTTGAGCAGAAACCATATAGTGTCCTGCTAAATTTGGAGTAAACCTTCCAGTTGATGGGTCAAAACAATTACCAGTATCAACTTGTTCAGTCATTTGGTTTGATAGTTTTGTCCAACTTGCTGGAGTAACACTGTAACTTGATGACAATTCACTATAAAAAAGTGGAAGATTATTTGCAACACCAGTAACCGCAGAACCATCTACGGCAGGCATATTTCCAGAACCATCTAACTGAACCAGATTGTTTGCACCTGTCCCCACATCAAGAGTTGATGCAGTTCCAAGTCCCAATTCAGTTCTCATATCTGAAGCGTTATCTTTTAATTTTAATACCATCTTCTTTTCCTATAATGCAGCAATTCTATATGCCATAAACATAGTTGCATGTCCACTATTTGTAGCCGACTCAATACCACCGTAAAGGAGAGGACTACCGTTTCCATCATTAACATAACTACGAGTTTCTAAATAATCCGTTGTTCCATTCATTTCAACAAGAGCGGTTGCAATCAACGATGCCTCGTTTGCATTTGAAGTCTGTTCTTGAATTTCACTTTGGTGATAGAGAGTGCCATTTTTATGAATATCAACATAAACAGTTGCAAGTTGTCCACCACCAGCATCAAAATGAAATTGTGATTTTACATAGTAGTAACCAGCCTTCTGTGGGGTGAACCTTCCAGTTGAGGCATCAAATGCACTATGGGTATCAAATTCTGTTGTTATACCAAATGTTGCTGAAGTAAAGTATAACCATGTTGTGTTAGCAACAGTTGTGTTACTCGTAGCATATGCAGAAAAATATGGAGTATTGTTTAAATACATATTTCCAGTAAGTGCTGATGCATCAACGGCAGGAAGTTTGCCATTAGAATCCAATTGAACCAAATTATTAGCACCTGTTCCAACATTTAAATCAGCAGAATCACCAAGTCCAATGGCGGTTTTAAATTCTGCGGCGGTATTATTCAGTGTTATAGACATAATCTCTCCTAAACGATACTTAATGTTGAACCAGTTGGGATGGTAATGTCTGCATCAGTTGCCAAGACAATAGGCCCTGCAATCATTGCGTTTACACCAGCTGGAATTGTGTAATCGTTGTCAATTTGTTTTTCGTTCTGTTGTAGTGCAACTTCACCAGATCCACCACCAACACTTTCTGCTACCATTTTAGATTTACTTGCCATTATAGTTGATACCTCGCCATGATTTCTGAAGAACTCATTGGTGCAAATGTAAGTGTCATTGTATTCCCACTAATCGAATAGTCAGTTGTTGGTTTGAGAACAACACCATTATAGAAGATAAATGCATTGTTTGTTGGTACACCACTATTTGAAAGAGTGAATGCAGTAGTAGAACCATCACCAGTAAATGTGTCATACTGCCAATCTGTACTTCTACGAATAACTCCACGAACACCAAAGTGTTTTGCTTCAATCTCTGCACTCGCATCTGGTGCTGAGGTGAAGGTTAATGTGTTTCCAGAGATTGCATAGTTTGTTGTAGCCTTCTGAAGAATACCATCAACAAAAACCATCACAGAGTTTGTTGCAGTTGGTGTCTCACCTAAACTGAATGCAACTGTTAAACCGTCACCAGTGAATACATCTGTAGTAAACGATGTAAGGTTTGCAGCAAGTTCATCTGCACCAACTGAACCAGCTGGTGGTTTCATCTGGAATGTACCGATACCTTTGTGCATCACATAGATAGAAGCAGATGCAGCAATTGAGGTATCTTGGAATTTTAGAATTCTGGGTTGAGAAGAAGAATTTTCGTGTATCGTATAAGCAACTTCTGGTTCTTGGATTACGTTGTCCAAAACAACTGTAAGGTTTTCTCCATTTGCGCCAGGCACATCAATGGACAATTCATACGCAAGTGTGTATGAAGTAGAACCTACTGTAATAGTACTCAAGTCAGAACCAAGGAAATCCTCTTTCTGAAATGCTGGGGATACTTGATTTATAAACGGTACACCAATATAATTCTCAGACATTTTTTACCCCTTATGTAACATCTTGTAGAATTGATGCAACCACATCTACCGTTGCGGCAGAAGCATACACTTGCACCTTGTCATCACCATTCAAAACAATCTTCTGACCTGATACAACCTTCAGAGCTGATCCAACTGGAACTGGTGCATTCTTTACAATATGATAAGTGTTTGTTGAACTACTATCATAGATAAGAATGGTGACAGTTACAGCAGATGTTCCTGTGTTTGCAACATCAAGTTCGATAAGAATTGAATTGACGGCAGAACCATTATTAGAAGTGTACACATCTGTAGGTGCAGCAGGATCAGTGCTAACACTATTCGCAAATGCGTTTTTAAAATTATTTGCCATTCTATTCTTTTCCTTTTATCTTATTTATAATCATTACCCAAGCGCAACCGCAAGAGCAATACCAAACCCTTCTGTTGCAATATTCCCACCAGCAGCTGGGAAAGTTAGTTTTCCTGTCATTGTCCCTGTAGAATCTACGATACCAGAACCAAGTCTCAAATCTTGTGTGACAGTCATTTCTTCACTTACTGTTGCATCTCCAGTTATGTTTACACCACCAGAGAAAACAGATAGTTTGTTTGAATTGTTAAATGCAAGGTGAACATTATTATCGTCACCTTCCACATGAGATTCTAAAAGAATAATGTAACCATCTTCCAAAAGAATCTGATCGCCTGCGTTTGCACCACCAGCATCTGTTCCATCTATTTGTAGAACATCCAAGTCAGTGATGGTGTTAATGATTAAGTCGCCAGTGCCTTGTTGCTGAATGAATGAGTTTGTTGCATCATGGAATATTTGCAAATCATCATCATCGCCGAATTTAACTCTGAAGTTGTTCACCCCTGTAGAGTCATTGAAGTCAATAACACTTGGGAACAAGACGCTACTTAGAGCAGAATTAATTTCGTTGATTGATTCTGCAATATCAGATACAGCATTACCGTTGATAGTGGTAGGAAGAGTTGCAACATCACCGACATCTGCGCCGAGATTGTTAAACTCTACTCTCCACTCCTCAAAGGTGGTACTAGCTGGGACGTTACGATCTGCCATTATTTCTTATCCATTAACTGCATCAATAGAGATTTGATTTCGTGCATTTCACACTTTAGACTATTTATCTCTCTTACCGTATCTCTTAGTTGATCTCGTTCTTTCTTTCTTTGTTTCATCGACTCCATGTAAGTGTCATACTCAGAACGAGATGTGTTAATAATAGCCTTACTATTCACATCTCTTGCTAGTCCTGTGTATCCTTCTACTTTAAGTCTATCCATCTTACAACGCCAACGCAATAATTCTGAGGTTCTTAACCCTTGGAACTTCAACAGTCGATGTTGATTTAAATTCCAGTTTAATAGCAGCAGTCGAGAAACTATTCAATCCACTGATTGTATATTCTCTTTCTGCAAAGCTTGTTGGGTTTTCGTCTGGATTATCAACTCTATCAGATGTTGCAAGAACATATGGAATACTATCAAATTCTCTTGTATCCCCTTCTTCAACAATCTTATAGTAAACCTCAATTGTAGCTGGATCTGGACGGTTTGCCTCAAACAATATCTTCAATGCAGTTGCTGGGTTGTCAACTGTAAATCTTCTTGTCACATAGTTTGATGCATTTGATGTACCAGTTGGTGCAGTACCACCCAAATATCTTTCATGTTGAGTAATCACAGCAGCACTTGTAGTTTCATTTGATGGAGCTGGTGTCAGTCCCACAGATGAACCATCAGATGCAACAGACGTAATTGTGAACGTACTGTTATTGCTTGATGTGCCAGAGATTGTAATTTCTTTACCGATATCAAGTGTTAAGAACTCATCTTGTACACCAGAAACAGCTGTTGTCATATTTGAGTTTGATGCACTGAATACAATCGAACCAGCAGCATTTGAAACTTCTCTATCATCAATAGATGCAATATTAAAGGTTGATCTTGTGTAGTTTGAAATCTTGTTAGAAGTCATACACAAAGATACTCGTTCTGAGTCAAGTACTGGTGATAGCCATTCACTGGTAGTTGTCATGTTACATACAACATTTGCAGATGTACCAGAAATCGCATTGTTTCTTCTACCACCATTCAAGTTTGAATTTTGGTTTTGTTCACTTGCAACAATTTCTCTTTCGTCTGGATAGTAGTTTGAATTCTCTGAAATGTTTGTTGTTGCATTCTTAGAATAACCAGTATCCATACCTGTCCAACGATAGGTAATATCTGTGCCAGGCAATTTGACTTGTGAGACTGCAAGTTGAATTACATCACCAGCAATGTTTCTGGTTGCAGTAATACCAGCACCGCCAACAAAGTCGTGTGTAAGACTTGCAAGTGTACCACCAACAACATCACCAGCAGTTACAGGAATAGTGTAACTATCAAAATCAACATTACTTACAGTATGTGTTCCGTTAAAGAAGTCTGAGTCGATACCAATTGAAGCACTATTCGCACCATAGTATCCATCAACGACACCTCTGATATTTACTTCATCACCATTCTGTAATCCATGATTTTCGTGAAGAACACGAATCAATCCTGAGTCTGTGTTTACCTCAAATGGATCAGTTCTAAGAGCCTGACGAGGTACACGAGAGTTAATGAATGTTGGTGTACCAATCACTCCAGTGTCAAACTGGGCACGATACAAAGTAAACTTCACATCACGGTATTGGTGTGGAGTCCAAACCGAACCGTTCTGTGATAGGAACAATGTACCTGTCAATGGGTTAGAAGAAATGGTTCTTCCATCAGCAAGGTTTGTTGCTCCAACTTCTGAGAAGAATACTCTACAGCCAGGTTCGTCAACCTTAATGACGAAGGCATATTCAGCATCATCCTTTAGATAAATTGGAGAGTCGAATTCAAATGTTGTTGCAGCAGTCGCATCCTCAGAAACATTGATTTCTTCTGGTTGAAGAATTTTCTGAGCAAGAACTTTGTTTGATGGGTGTCCATCAATTGCATCTGTCAATTGAACATAAACAGGGCGAGTACCAGCAGTTTGGAAGAACAAATCAATCTTAGTAACAAAGGCACCTTCTTGTCCTTGGTTAATGAATGTTTGTCCTAATGGATCGTGGCCAGCGCCGCCATTGCCACCATCGCCACCATCACCTCTTGGGGGAGGCGGAGGCGGAGGCGGAGGCGGTGGGGGATCAGCAACAAATCGTGAACCAATAGTTCTTGTTGATGTATTTACTGCACCTCTAACCGTTCTTGTAACTTCTCGTGTCTGCTGTCTACGGTCACGAACAAACTCTGCCTTTCTAACATTAAGGATTGTCTGTTCTCTTTCCTCTGCAATACCAGTTGCACGATAAATTCTTTCTGCCTTAGATGTAAAGGCACCTATTTCTTGACTATTGTTTACGTTATCAATAAGTCTGAATACACGTTCACCAGTTCTGAAACGAAGTGAATCTGTGTTTGGAATATAGTAGACACCAATGAACTGTCCATTAGAGTTTGTTACCAAATCAGAGGCGTTTGATTTCATTGGTGGATTGGTTGTAGTTGAAGAACTGTCGTTGATAGAATTGATGGTAACTTGGTTTACACCACCACCGAAGTTTGATCTACGACTAATTGTACCAGTACAAATATCACCAACTGCAAAACCATTTAGTACGTTTGTTGCAAAGATATCTCTTCTAGAAGTTGTGCCTGGGCCTTCCATATTAATATGGGCAGTCGCCTGCAATCTCTGACAAGAACCACCAGATGTATATGTCGAAATGGTTCCTAAGTTTCCACCATCCAACTCTTCAATTGTAATTGTGTTAGTTGAACTATTGACAGCGGTAACAAGATAATTGTTCTTTCTAGAATTTCTATAGTTAAGTCTTGTTGAACCACCGATACCACTAAACTGAACATGGTGGCCAGGAGAAATACCTGTTGTCGAAACAACTGTGATTGTTGCTACTGTATTACTATTCTTAACAACACCAGTTACATTTGTTGCAGTATGTGTTTGGTTGCGAATAATGTCACCGAAGTTAAATGCTTGTGCGGCATCATCTTCACCATCCCATGCACGAGCATCATCGTCTGCACCTCTAGAGCCTGGCGCTTGCAATTGTCTTGGGTTCAATCTAATGTTTGTACCAGAGACATTGAAAACATCAGCAGGGCGAACATAGTCGTTTACTTTCTCATTGTCAAAGAAAGCATGTAACTTTGTATTTGGTTTCAAGTTTCCTACAGTAACAGAAATTGGACGAGAACGCATGAAAGGAATCATAGAGATGTTTGTAATTCTATCTCCAAGATTATTTGATTCTACTGTAGACTGAAGTGTTGTTCTAATACCAGAACGAACCTGTCCTACCTGTTGAGAATATACCTGTCTACTTCTGGTCGTTTGTGTAGTTGTAAACTGTGTACCACCACTAACTCTACTTGACGAAGTATTGTTTCTGCGAGACAGAACTTCTGTTCTAGTTGGAACTCTACGTCCATACCAGTTATCTTGCCAGTTGTTCCAAACTGTACCAGTGACACCAGCCTCTTGTGCAAGTTCACGAATAACGTCAAAGTTATTGTCATCATTCACAACAACATCTGGACGGCGAGTAACATCGTTCCAATCGTCAGAGTATGGAGTAAGAATAATCTCACCACTAAATGGTGCAACCTTATATGGGTTAGTATCAAAACTATCTGATGCATATGGGTTTTTGATGTGTTCCACTTCAGTATATGGCATTGTAATAATACCATCCACATGCATCACATAATTTGCAGCACTTCTACTTGAATCGTTATCAACTGCCTCAATCATTCCCACGTTATCTGTAAATGACTTAGGACGAGCCTCACGCTCTTGCATATCAATAGCAACATTATAATCTGGATTTTGAATATCACCAATAATGTGTCCAGTGAAGTTGTCTACAATAAATCCGTTTTTAAGTCTGTCAAATCCAGCAGAATCTTTTACCACCAATGCAGCAGTCTCTTTTTCCAAAAGGTTAAGAGATGTATAGTATTCTAGATTTGAAATTCTTCTATCCAGTTTACCAATGTCACGCATTGTGTATCTGCGATTGTCAAGTTTTGTAACTTGAATTTCGTTTAGAGATACAACATACGGTTCATATACAATCTCAAACAGTGTCATGCCACTGTCTGGTTGTTGTGGTTTCTGTGGATCTAATGCTGGAACACCTTGAATAACATCAAACTCTCCAAGTCTATCCATAAAGAGAATATCCATTCTCGCAAGATAGTATGAGAAGTCAGCTTCCATGTTTGTGCCAATCGCTGGAAGTTCTGAAATAGATGCAGTAGCATTTGTAAAGTTTGTTCCAGTGTCATCAATACGAGGACGGAAATCAATACAGTCTCTTAATTCAAAGAAACTACCATCACCTTGTGATGAAGTGTAAGTTGGAATATCAACATAATCAACAACACCGTCATAGGAGTCAACTGAGAAATAATCACCAGCACTGTGTGTAAAGTAATCAAAGGTAATACGCAATGCACCAGTAGGAGCTGGTTGTCCTGGCTTCAGTTTAATTCTTGCAACATCATAGAATGCATCTTTTTGTCCGTTATCAAAATCATATCTACTAGTGATATCAATAGCACCTGTAGAAGAATATGCACCATAACCACTTGTTGCCATAGATACAGATGTAAGTCTATAACCATCTGCCTTGCCCAAAGAAATGGACGTTGCTTGAACAGCAGTCTGTCCAGTAATATCTGTCGTTGCAGCTGTCTGAAGTGTTTTGGTTTTTTCTGTAGCGTCATTTGCAGACACACGAACAGAAGCAATCAATGTAACAGTGTCGCCATCTGTTGTTGGATTTGTAGAAAGAGTTCCCAAACCAGACAATGTAATCGTTCTGTCTGAACCACTAAGCGACATGTTAGAACCTGAGATATCAAGAATATCACCAGCACTACGGCCAGAACCACCAGTTGGAGTATCAATAACTAGAGTATAGTTTTGAAGGTTTGCTGTTGGTTGGAATGTTTCCTCTGCACCAGCAACAGTAAACTGAACAGTACCAGAAGCAATTGCTTTCGCAGCAAACTTTCTTCTTACTGTATATGCGGTGGATTTTTCATTGTCTGGGTTTGCAGTTGAGTCACCACGAATTTTTCTAACTCTGAAAAAGTTTGTTGGGAAAACTAGAAGTTTTTGGTCTGGGCGAACAAGTTCTGCTTTAAATCTTTTGATTGTACCACCAGTAACAGTAGCTGCGGCAGTTGCGTCAAGTGTAATAGATTGCTGTCCACCAACACTGGCAACAGAACCAATGAATGTATCGTTCAGATAGATAACATCACCAGCTTCAATCTCTTGCAAGAATACTGTACCAACACCAGTGATGGACGTACCACTAGAAGAACCTGTACCAGTTACAGATACAAGTGTAGGACTTACGTTTGCAGTAAATGTAGCACCTGTGTTTTGAACTGACTTCACATCTCTTTCAAAGTCATATCCATCGTTCATGTTAATGTCAAATATGCCCAACTTAAATTTTGTCTCAGATAGTGTACCTGTATAGTCACCATCATGTAGAATAAAAGAACGAACTCTAGCAGAACCAATTACACCAGACTGATTTAAATCTTCATATAGAGTAAGAGATTCAAATTCATCAATCTGTGGAACACCAGTTACATTCTCAACAAGAACATAGTTTCCAACTGGAGTTTGGATTGGTTTATCGCTAACACGGCCGAAGGTTCTTGGTTTAGAAGAACGAACAAACTGTGTAGTCATTGTTTCAAGTTCATAACCTTCAACATATGCTTTGCCAGGCTCGATTGCAAAAACAACCTGTCCATCATCACCACCCGAAGCAGCATCATAGACACCACGGTTTGTTCCATTGTTCAAGTGTTCACGAGTTTCAACCATAAATGGACGAACCTCATAACTACCACTTTCATCAAATGTTCTGCGAGCAAGTGTGTGTTCTAGTTCGTTATAGTCTGCATACTTTTTAAATTTCTCAATAACACCATTATTGACACGGCCCAATTCAAGGAAGTCTGTATCATCTGTTGCATTAAGAGTTTTCTTTGAAAGAGTAAGAGAAATTTTAAATCTGTGTGCGCCAGGAGCATTTACGTTTGATGTTCCAGCAGCATTATCTAAAAGAGAACTATCCTCTTCTGGTGTGACAAAGCTTTCAGTGATTGTCCAACCAATTCTATAAGAAGGATTGGTTCTGTATCTTTCAAGAAGAATAATTTGTTCTGAGTTTTCGACAAAGTACCCATTAATAAAGTACACACCTTTATGTACAAGTACAGCAGAACCAGTACCAACAGGGAAGTTAGTATCTTGTACGTTTGCGCCAAGCTCTGTTACTTGGTTTGTTGTAAGTAATGGGTTGTTTGCAACTGTGTTATCAGCATTTGTTGCAAGAATAGTTTCGCCTGCAGCGAATGTTTTTGTCTCGCCGTCTGTACCACTATCTTCATATTTAAAATAGATAGTAAGAGAGTAGTCACCCTCTGCGGCTGTTGTATGAATGACTTTTGCTTTAACACCAGTTGTCTGTCCAGTGATAATTTTATTTACAAAGTCTGTTCTGTAATCTTCAACGTCTTGTGCATTGTAGATTGAGTCAACTTTAATGTAATGGTATTCCATATCGAAGTTGATATCGCCTGGAATAACCATTGAACCCTGTTCAAAAATATGTTCACCGAAACTATTAATCTGTCTTTGAATGATAGATTGTAGTTGTGTAAGTTCACGAGCCTGAACAGAATAGCCAGGACGAAACATGACACGATGAAAATTCTTGTTTGCGTCAAAGTCATCAAAGTATGGGTTTACATTAAAGTTAGTAGCCATTTATTTCACATTCCTGCTATGATTAGAATTCTACGACAATTTTAATATCTTCTGTTTGGTCAGAAGCACGAGAAATTGGCCGGCGATTTTCTACATAAATTAGTTTACCACTATCTGGTTCTAGTTCTGGAAGGGCAAAACCGCCGCCACCAGCACTAAAGGTAATAGATCCACCATTACTTAGTGTTTCTGTTGGAGCAGTAGTTGTTGGTGTACCTGTTGCACCAGATGTGCCACCTGAAATTGTATTTGTTCCAGTGAATGCAATATATTGTTGATACGTTGAAGATGCACTGTTTGAATCAATACCATAGTTCAACCACTGTTCCTGTTGATAGTAAAGAATGTTATTTGCAGCATCAAACTCCACAACCCTACCAGTTGCGTTAGTACCAGCTTGTGTAATCTTTTCATCTGGTTCAAATGTACCAGTAGAAGATGCAAACTTAACTGCATAAGTCATTCTTGCTTGTGTCGATGTTGATGGAGTTGTTGTACCAGCATCTGTTGGGTCTACAATGATACCAACCTCTCTGAAGTCGTTACCAATTGCAAAGTCATCAGTCTCAGTCTGTTCTAGTTTGGTGTTCATCATTACGAAATGTCCACCAAGTTCTTCTACAGCATTGAACCCATGTCCAACCTTTGGCGAAATAATTGGAACAACTGCACCACTTGTACCAGAACCGATTGAAACTGAAGAGGACAATGTAGCATCAGAATAAACATCTGTAAGGTCTACAATACCGTATGTGTAACCTTCACCAGCAGCTTCGATTTGTGTTGATGTAACAGCGTTTGAACCGAATGGTTGAATTTCTCCACCAGACACAACAATCTTAACTTTACCACCAGTACCATCTCCACGAATTGGGGAGTAGTAAATGCCGCCTGGGCCA